AGCACCGAACAAAATAGTCCGCTACCTTGAGAACACCGAGAGGCAATACCTGGAAAGCACCGCGACAAATTCAGATCCGAACAGCAAGCTTTCGACGGTAAGCAGAGGAAGGACCATCGTGGACGTGGCGTCCGTTTCGGACATAGCAGATCAGGCGAGCCTTGACGCATACGTCGCCAGGATAATGGCCGAGAAAAAGGTCTATCAGAAATTAATATTTGACAGCTTGAACATGCCGAACCATGAGAACAACGACTGCTTATATTTAGACTACGGACCGCTCGGAGCTTCCGGAAAGTTTATAGAGACAGCCTGGGAGATGGACCTGGCGATCGGAGGAAAAATGCGGCACGTTTGCAGGAAGGCGGTGAGCATTTAGTGTTTAATACAGCAATCGACCAACTAAAGGCCGTGCGAGGCAATACAGAGGTAATAATAGTTAAGCTGGGCACCGTAACCGCCCTGAGCAACGGAAGGGCCCAGGTCAAATTATACGGAGACGGCTCGGCATCAACTAAGCTTTACCAGTATATAGACGGCTACATCCCGGAAGTAAACGACAAGGTGGCGCTGCTGCCGCAGGGCAAGACATACATTATCCTGGGCAAAATAAGCGACGTGAAACCGGTCGAGAAGTACGCAACAAAGGAGTACGTGGACGAGACCTTCCTGCCCCTTGAATACAAGAACAAGCTGGAGGACAACGGAAACACGCTGACGCTTACGGAGAGCAACCTGCTGCCGGGAAGCAATAACAGCATGAAGCTGGGGGCTTCGGATAAACAGTTTTCGGCAATATACGGTCAATACTTTTATGACAACGGCGAGAGACTAAGGGCGGATGCTTTAGTTTTAACATATAGCGGCACAGCTTATAATCTCGCACTTGTGGCCAGCTACAACGATGTGACACTGACGCCATCAAACGATGACCACTTCAATCTGGGAAGCGCAACAAGGAAGTTCAAGTCGGCATATTTAGGACTTTTCAGAGGATCCTGGAAGAGCGGACAAAGCACAGAAAGACAGATCAGCTGGGACAGCAGCAACAATATAGTGCCTGACACAGACCTGGGCGTTTCATTCGGGACAAGTTCAAAAAGATATAAATATGCTTTTTTTGACCGAATGATGGGTGTACTTTGCCATAATACTTCATCTGGCTATTTATACTGGGCATCAGCTACAGTCTTCCAGCCTTCGGCAAGCAACAGCATAGATCTCGGAGCTTCCGGGAAACAGTTTAACAAGATATACGCGAAAGAGTTTTATATAAACGGAACGCTGCTGGACATTTCCGGCATCGAGGTCAGCAAGCTGACGGCCAAGAGCGGAAGTTATACCAGAACGCTCACGATGACAGCTTCTTCTTCCGGAGCAACGATCCTGCCGTCTTCAAATAATGCCTTTACTTTAGGAAGTTCAACGGCCATGTTTAGCGAGATATTCGCGGCAAAGTTTACCGGAGACTTAAACGGCAAGATTCTGGATGGATCCTACAACCTGGCATGGGACGCAAGCCACAATTTGATCCCGAGCACTACGAACTATTTAAGTTTAGGAACCAGCAGCAAGCAGTATAAAAACGTATACGGACAGAACCTATATGTGAACGGAACGGCGGTCACTTCGGATAAAAACTTAAAGGAAGACATCCGAGAGCTTGAGGAAAAACACCTGGCATTTTTCAGGTGCCTGCGCCCGGTACAGTTTAAATATAAAGACGGAGAAAGCAGGCGGACGCATACAGGATTCATCGCCCAGGAAGTAGAGGACGCGATCCACGAAGCAGGCATGACAAACCAGGACATGGCGGTCGTGGTTATAGATCAGGAGAGCGGCCGCCACTACTTGAGATACGAGGAAATAATAGCAGTTCAAACCCAAGTAATACAAAACATGCAGAAAAAGGTGGACAGTTTGGAGGCACGCCTCGCCAAGCTTGAAGCACTTCTGGAAAGGAGCACAAAATGAATCAGACTTACAAAGTACAGGTCAGCATGAACCAGGCGTCGATCGTACAAACGGACCTCGTCTTTAAACAGGGCGATTTCGGCTTCCAGATAGCGATCGAGATCCTGGACTTTGACCTGACAGGAGTCACCCCGCAGATCGTATTTAGAAAGCCGACCGGAGCCGTGGAGTCCACATCGCTGACGCTTTCCGGCACGACTTACACTTACACCATCCAGGGAACCGAGCTGGACACCCCGGGAACCTGCATCTGCGACATTAAACTAAAAAACAGCACAACCCAGAGGATATCAACGGCGAGCTTTATGTATTCGGTCGATGCGGACACCCTGGACGGCTTGAACGAGCACGCCAGCAGCTACTCCGACACAATAGAGCAGATATGGACCACCCTGCAGGACTACAGTGAGGACAGCGAAGCGTGGGCAGTAGGAACGAAGAACGGAGTGCCGGTCGACAGCCAGGCACCACAGCACGCAAACAATGCCAAGTGGTATGCCACCAGAGCCGACAGCGACGCCCAGAGCTCGGCGGAGCTTTATACAAAATTTGTAAACGCAATGGGAATCGGTACTTTTTCATATAACGGAAGCACAGGACATTTATATTATAATGCCGCACCACAGGGGACGATCACATTCAGCCTGAGTGACGGACATTTGATGCTTAATTAAAGGAGGAAGAACACATGGCAACAGATCTGGGAAAAGTAGGAATGAGGGCGAGAGGAAACTGGAATAGTTCAAATACTTATGAGGTGCTGGATGCGGTAAGCTATAACAATGGCTTTTATCTTGCAGTACAGGCAGTCCCGGCAAATACCGTGCCGACAAATACAACATACTGGCAGCAGTGCGTGGCAATACCGGCACCGAGGATGGATAATAATTCGATGGCAATCTCTCTTTATGCAAACAAGACAACGGAGCCTTTTACAATCACAACATCAAAGTTTTACAGGTTAAGAGTCAACGCTTCAGGCAAAATATCAATATTAACATCCGACTCGTCGCTCTTATATACCGTTTATTCAGCGGATGGTGGAGCAAACACAGCTCTGATTTACCTGGAGGCTGGAGAGTATACCTATACAACAGGAGCGGCTGCTGGAGGTATCTATAATTAAAAAAAGGGGGGACCGACATGCTGAAGAAACTGGCAAAGCTTATAGACGTAAAAAGCATTGTAACATTTGTATTGACCGGCGTATTTAGCTATTTGTCACTCGCCGGGAAGATTTCCACGGAGCAGTTCATGCCGATTTTTACGATGGTGATTTCCTTCTATTTCGGAACCCAGGTGGGGAAGAAGGAGAAGGAGGAAGAAATAAAGGAGGAGCAGGATGGCGGACTTAAATGAATTTATAGACTACTTGTTCGAGAAGCTGGGCAACATGTACGTCTTAGGAGGCCAGGGCGGGAAGTTCGTGGACGTCCTGCCGAAGATCTGCGCCAGGGAGGAGTACAAGATCGGGCTTGTTAATAATATTTTGACTTTGCTAAATAAAAAATTGACAGCAGGAACCGACATCAACACCCTGGAGGAATACGACTGCTCCGGCCTTTTCATGGCCTACGCCCTTAAACACAATCTTTTTAAATACGACTTGACCGCGGATGGCATATACAGAGCCATCCCGGACAAGCTAAAGGTCTCCAAGGTAAAAAAGGGCGACTTCTTATTCCACGGCACCGCAGAAAAGAAAACGCACATCGGCTATGCAATAGACAGCGAGTGGGCAATAGAAGCCAGGGGCACCGCTTACGGAGTAGTCAAGACCAGGATCAAGGAACGCGGCTGGCAATTCGCAGCAAGACCGGACTGGTGGAGCGAGAAGGAAGGACCGGTGCTCCGGAGGGAATTATACTATAAAAACCCGATAATGCACGGAGACGACGTCGGCCTGCTTCAAATAAAGCTTAACGGCCTCGATTATAACTGCGGGACCGCGGACGGATACTTCGGGAAGAAGACCGAGATGGCCGTGAAAAACTTTCAAAGTGACAACGGGCTGACCGTTGACGGAGTAGTCGGCAAGAAGACCGGCGAAGCTTTAGGATTTATCTGGGAGGGCTAAGGAATGGAATGGCTGGGATTTATAGGAACGCTTGTGACAGCGCTGGGCTCATTGATAGCGGTCGTTATTACAAACAGGAGCAACAACGACAAGATGATGCACCAGATGGAGCTGCAGCAGGTAAACATCAAAGCAGAGCTTAAACAGGCCCAGGCGGTCACGGATACAAAGATCACGGAGCTGACCAGGGAAGTCCGGGAGCATAACAATTTTGCAAAGAGGGTGCCGGTCATAGAGGAGCAGATCAAGGTCGCCAACCACAGGATCGAGGACCTGGAGAGGAAAAGCCCATGAAGATATGCGACTTTACGAAGCCGGAGCTTGACAGGTTCCGGAAGGAGTGCAACTTCACCGAGACGGAGCGCCGGTGTTTTGATCTAAAAGCCAAAGGGATGACGAACTACCAGCTGGCGATGGAGCTAAATATCTGCGACAGCACGGTCTCATCTACCATGAAGAGCATCCGGGCAAAGATAACCGCAGTTTCGGAAGCTAAGCCCAGAAAGCAGGAAGCACCCACGCCGGAAGCCTTCAATCCGACGCTTAACTGCATAATAGATTTTATTAAAAAGCTATTAGCAGACAGCCCATTCTTACCGGAGAGCCACACGACCAAGGAGTGGCTGGAGCTTCCGGACAGGATATCGGTCAAAGATAAGCTTTATGTTGTAACAGATTATAGAACCGACGACAACAGCCCGAGCGTTCCACGCTTGAAGTACGGAGACGGCGTCACATTGATCTCAAAGCTTCCATTTTGCACCGCAGCGATCACAGACAACGACGTCTTGTGGTGGGACCTAAAAGCGCAGAAAATACAATGATTTTTCACAGTTTAAATTTTTCATAACATTTTCACGAAGAAACCTCGCTGATTTTTAATGCGGCGAGGTTCTTTTTTTATGCGATAATAAGCCCATAAAGGGAGGAGAAAGCGCATGGCCTACAAATACACCAACCCAAACCCCAAAGGGGCCTTAATAGGCGACTGTGCGGTCCGTGCGATAGCTTTAGCAAACGGGCTGACATGGGATGAAGCATATAAAATGCTTACGGCTTACGGATACAGGATGAAAAACCTCCCGAATGCGGATGCGGTATGGAGCGCAGCGCTTAAAGATTCAGGATTCAAACGGAGAAGCATCCCCGACACCTGCCCTGACTGCTACACAATACGGGAGTTTTGTGAGGACCATCCGGCGGGGACGTACGTGCTGGGCACGGGCTCCCATGTTGTAGCAGTAAAAGATGGCAATTATTACGACACCTGGGACAGCGGAGACGAGGTCCCGGTCATGTACTGGAGGAAGGACAATGGCATTTTATAACCCCAACTTTTCGGGATACTTCAATCCCAACTATTCCGGATACGTTACACAAGGGCAGCAGACCGTCCAGAACGGCGGCTTTATAACCGTACAGAGCGAGGATGAGGCGAAGTCTTACCCAGTAGCGCACGGAGCAAGCGTGACATTCAGGGACGAAAATCAGCCCTACATATACACGAAAACCCTGGGCTTCGGACAGTTCGACACGCCCACCTTTGAGAAGTACAAGCTCACAAAGGAGACCGCTCAAGACACCAGAAGGGCAGAATCAGCCCCTCCGAGACAGCGGTCGGAGATTTTACCGGACTATGTAACAAAAGGCGAATTTGAGGCATTGTGTGCAGAAATAGACGGCATCAAGGAAGCAGTCGGAAAGATAAGAAGGGAGCTGGGCGATGAATAATATTATAAACATGATAATGCAGGCAAGACAGAACCCAATGGCGATCATTTCACAGCGTTTTAACATTCCGCAGAACATACAGAAGCCCCAGGACATAGTGCAGCACCTGCTTGATTCAGGACAGATCAGCCAGGACCAGCTGAACAACGCCATGCGGATGAAAAACAGCCCGCAGCTTAAACAATTCATGAAATAAAGCGGAAAGCTTTATATAAACGGACTGCCAGGGAAGGAGTGGCAGCCCCTGACCTTAAAAAATTTACAGGAGGAAAACACAATGACAACAGATCAGACAAACATGGTAATGCCCGTGTCACCGATGTACGGCGGCGGAAATATGGGCGGCTTCGGCGGCTTTGGAGGAGACGGCTGGTGGCTTATCCTTTTATTGCTTTGTTTTAACAACGGATGGGGCGGCTTTGGCGGCTTCGGCGGTGCAGGTATGGCAATGATGGATGGCGGCCTCGGACTTTACCCCTGGCTTAACAATTCCCAGAACATCAACGGCGGATTCCGCGACCAGATGATCAACGGAAACATTCAGGGCATCCAAAGCAGCATCACAAGTGGATTCGGTGACGTACAGACAGCACTCTGCGGTGGCTTTGCAGGAGTTAACGCAGCAATCGCAGGAGCACAGAGCGCAACAGCGGCCCAGATGTACGGAAACCAGATCGCAGACCTTGAGAGAAGCTTCGCAGCACAGACAGCGAACACCCAGGCAATCACCGGCTTATCAAGCCAGCTTGCACAGTGCTGCTGTGACAACAGGCTCGCAACATGCCAGACACAGAACATCGTGCAGAACGAAGGCAACGCAACAAGAGTCGCAGAAGCTAACAACACCCGCGACATTATCGATTCACAGACCAGAGGAACCCAGGCGATCCTTGACAAACTCTGCAGCTTAGAGCTTGACAATTACAAGCGCGAGAACGACAACCTCAGAAGCCAGCTCAACATGGCAACCCTGAGAGAATCCCAGACCGCACAGAATGCATTTATACAGCAGGGCTTCAGCAACGAAGTGGATCAGCTTTACAACAGGCTCAACAGCTGCCCCGTTCCTTCAACGCCCGTCTACGGACGCACCCCGATTTTTACATGCAACGGCCAGACACCTGGCTGCGGCTGTGGTTCCGGGGAATAAAAGGAGGGAAGGACATGGCTGCGGAATATTTAGCAAACCCGGTGCAGAACGTAGCACTTAATGCACCTTTGATTTTTAACGCTTCTATCCCTTGTACTAAAGGATATGTTTATCACGAGGACGAAACAGGGATTTTTATTCTGCGTGGCATCACTAACGGACAGTGCTTCGCAACATACCAGGTGACATTTAACGGCAATATTGCCATCCCGGAAGACGGAACGGTCGGCCCCATAGCGGTGGCAATAACAGTCAACGGAGAACCCAGACTTACATCAAGGGCAATTTACGTGCCCGCAGCTGTAGACGAGTACGGCAACGTGACGTCAACAGCGATCATCAAGGTTCCCAAGGGCTGCTGCTTCTCGCTTTCCGTTGAATACGTAAGCGGACAGGACGATCCTGCCGAGACACCCGCACCTGTGATCGAAGTACAAAACGCAAACCTTGTAATAAACAGAATCGCATGAAAGGAGACAGAACATGGGAAAATATACAGCACTTGAGAAGAAAATAGAGCGAGAGATTGATGAAATTTCCCGCAAGGATCTGACAGGCCCTTCGCTTGAGATCCTGGACAAGATGGCGCATACCTTGAAGAGTTTAAAAACCATTGACGCGATGGAAGGATATGCGGAGGATGACGGCTACCACTACGACGGCATGTCATACGCCAGAGGTCGCGGCACATACGCCAACAGAGACACGATGGGGAGATATTCCAGCGACTACATGGACGATGACAGCTACCCCGAAAGAAGAGGCAGAAGATGAGAGAAAACATGCTGACGGCGCTGGAAGCCGCCTGGGAATTAAACCCCGTTTTGTTTGAAAACCAGCTCTGGGAAAAAGTAGATCAGGAGTTGCACAAAAGTGGCACAGACACCGCCGGAAGCCTTGAAAAATCGTAATATCAGCTTGACTTTTAATCAAGTTGTCAGGGGTTCGAATCCCCTGTGGCTCAACAAAAGAAAATACCCCGAAAGTGTAGGAAACTAAAGGCTTTCAGGGTATTTTTTTATTTGCAGTTTTAAGCAGATTTTGACAGATTTTAACAGTTTTGTGAGTTGCAAACGAGTTGCACAAGGGCTATTTTTTTCTCCAGAAGTTGCACAAAAAGTAGCACAAAAAAGACCGCCAGAAGGCGGCCCTTTTTACATAACCATATTAGCCATTTTTTCCCGGGTGTTTTCCTTCAAGCTATCTATATGCTCATAGACTTGCAGGATCATTTTATAATCTTTATGCCCCATCTGGTGCTGCGTTTCCTTGAGCGAGAGCCCGTTATATTTGCACTCGGTGCAGAAATTATGCCGGAACGTATACTGAGTGATCCCGGAACCCTTCAAGCCGGACTTTTGAAGTATATGCTTAAAGATAGTCCCATATTGACACTTGTGCATTATTTCGCCCGTATTGCCGCCCAAAACATTATCATGGGGGATTTTATCGACTAAATGTTTTAAGCCCCGCATTACGGCCTCAGAGACAACGACGTGGCGTATTGAGGAGTCGGTCTTCGGATACGAAACCGAAACGGGGATGTTCCCGGAGAACTGGACAGCCTTATTTATAAAAACAGTTCCGGCACGGAAGTCAAAATCCGACTTTGTAAGAGCATAAGCCTCGGCAGGCCTGCAGCCGGTACCGTAGAGCAGGAGAAGCAGCAGACGCTCCTGGGGCAGCAGGACAGCAGAACGAAGTGCCTTTTTTTCTTCTTCCGTAAGCGGCCGCTTTTCGTTTTTGACGTGCCTGGGGAGATCTATATCAACGCAAGGGCTCCGCAGGACCACGCCGTCACGAATTGCAGATTTAAAAATTTGCTTGACGGTAAGCAGGATCATTTCGCAGGTCCGGGGACGATCCGCCCGGGCATTGATCTGCCCCTGGATCATAAGACGGGTGACATCCTTCAAAGGAACCCGAGCCAGCAGGTCAACATGATTCTTTAATACGCTTTCATACATCGCACGGGTGGCAACGCCGCGATTCGCTTTATAAACCGCCAGCCACTTCGAGGCATAATCGCCAAAAGTAACATTACGAGCCAGGAGAAGCCCCTGCGCCTGTTCCTGTTTCGTTTTCATGACCAGGTCGTCCAGTTCCCGGATGCTTCGGGCATTTAAGTATTTACATTTTGGTTTACCGTCCGGACCATAACCAAGAAGGACTTTAGTGCGGTAATAGCCGCTTTTTTGTTTTGTATATTTCGCCATTTCAATCACCTCCCTGAACTACATCATAAACCAAAGCTCCGTCCTTGTATACCAGGAGATCCCGGTCCCTGTTATTTTCATTCACGAGACGAACGACAACGCTCATTTTCGGGAAGTCATAAGCAGGGAGCAAGGAATATATATAATCGGAGTAAGACAGGACGAAGGCCTGTTCTTCTTCCCAGGACTGCAGTCCGTCAGCTTCACCGGCAAGGGCTTTTTTTGCGGTGCCCGTTACACCGGAGCCCCAAAGGGTAAGCGTCAGGAGTTCCTCGGAAGCTTCCAAAGTAAAATTATATTTTCGATTGTAAAAGTATGCCTTCAAGCTATCCTGGAACTGCCCGAGGGCGTCGTCTTTAGTAAATAAAATTTTTGCACCTATAAAGACGGCAAAAGCGATCGCAGCATATACAAAACAATAAGCTATATACTTAGCACGAAAGCCGCCCTTCTTAAATTAACGATTTTAAAATTTCAATGGCTGTTTGCAGGTTTTCTGGTTTTACTTCAAGAGCTACTTTGTAAAGTTGCGCCCGTTTGCTTGCCGGACCTATAATCGGCTCATTAGACACGATAGCAGATACCGGCTCGCGCCCGTCGGCGGAGTAAGTAACCGTTACTTTTGAATTTTCCATGTGCATCAGCCATTCAGGATCACATCGGAAAAGAGCCGCCATTTTTCCGATATAGTCACGATCAATATTTTTAACGATTCCCTTTTCCCATTTATACACTGTTTGCCGAGATACCCCGATTTTATCGGCTAATTCTTCGACACTTAAGCCGGCAGCTTCGCGCTTTTCGTGAATACGCTGCCCCATTATTTTACTCATTCTTGTCACCTCCTGTAAACTATTTCGACAATATGCAACTATAATATAACCCCTTGCGTGACAAAAATCAACCGAAAAACCAAAAAAATATCTGAAAAACCAAAAAAAATTATTGACAAATGACAACTTGCGGTTTACAATGTAGCCATAAATTAACACAGCCAGAAAGGAGGAAAAGATGAGTAAAAATGAATTAAAGGCCGTAATGATACGTTACGGAGACCGCCAGGAAGACCTCGCAGCAGCCCTTGACATAGCTCCGGGGACACTTTCGGACAAAATCAACGGCAAAACAAAATTCAAGCAGGACGAGATCGCAGCAATAGCACTCCGCTATAAATTGACAGCAGAAGACATCCAGAGGATTTTTTTTGCCGAGACTGTAAACTAAAGGCGACACAATTGTAAATCGAGAGCAACAAAGGAGGGGCAATGGGAAGCATAGTCAAAGCTAACATTTTAAAAGATTGTATAAAAGCCACATCCCTGAAAGAACGCGGCTTCTCACGCTGGCAAATTCAGCAGCTATGCCACATGGAAGGCTCGCCGTTCTACCAGATAATCGAACGAGGGGCATGGTTCGTGGATTTAGTAAAACTTGACAGATTTCTGGACAAATTAGCAAAGGAAAAAGGAGACAGCACATGGACGACGACAAGATGACCTTAAAAGACATAATAGCACTTTTTGCATTTATCGGAGTAGGCCTCGGACTTTTGATGATGGTCGGGACTTGCGGAGCAGTAGACCAGGACAAGATCACCCTGGGAGAGTCCGCGGGAAGGATTCTTAAATGGCTGG